TGAAGAAGAGTACGCAGAACTTCCTCCAATAATAGAAAGCATAGAAGAGTTTGAAATCTTTGAAGATGAATATTACTTTGAAGACGATGAAGTATTTATGGCTACAGAAGAAGAATACTATGAGCCGATAGATATAATGGAACAAGAAGAAATATTTATAATACAAGAAGAGTATGTTGAGTTTGTTGCTGACATATTTGAGCAAGAACAAGTTGACCCTATATTTTTAGAAGAAGTTTTATTTGAAGAGTTTGAAAGACGAGAGATAATTCTAGAAGAAGAATACACAGAGGAAAAACCTGTAGAGTATTTAGAGTTTGAAACCATAGAAGAACTTGAAGAATGGTTTGAGGAAGAAGAAGAGATAGCAGAAGAACTAGAGGAAGAAGTAGAAGAAATAGAAGAAGAAGTAGAAGAAACTAGAGTAGCTGAAGAAGAAAAAGGTGGTATTACTTCACAAATGTTAAATGTTGTAGCCAACACAATACAAACAGCAACCAACAGTGTAAGCGGTACAGCATCAGGCACATCCATCCATGCAACAGGAAATACAAAAGCATCAGGAGGTAGTGTCGCAGGAAATACAACAGCGACAGCCGTAACCAGTAGTGTTACAGGTGGACAAAGCATGTCAAACTCGCCAAGCATATCTGCTCAAGTGGTTAGTTCAGTGGTTCAGACTCAACAAGTTTTAAATAGTTTTAGTACCGACAGCAGCGTTACAAGCAGTACAGTGGTTACTCAAAACACAGCAGTTGGTGAAACAACAAGCACACAAAATGTAGCAGTAGGAAATACCACAGGTAACGAAAACACAGCAGTAGGAAATACCGACAGTGGTAGTAACGTAGCTGTTGGTTCAACTGCAACAACAACTACTGAAACCACTACCAATACTAGTGTTGCGAGTAATACAAGTGGTAACAATAATACAGCAGTAGGAAATACAGGTGGTGACGAAAACGCAGCAGTAGGTGAAACAACTGGTCCTCAAAACACAGCAGTAGTATTTGAGAACAACATACAAGACCAGCAAGAACAATTAGAACAGCAACAAGAAGAGACAGGAGAATACGCAGACTCTACACAGCTTGTAGCTTACATGGGTACAGTGCCGGGATTTGATTCGTACCGACAGGTTGCTTTACCACAGGCTTCTGCATGGTATGAACCTAAAGATATTTACATGTCGGCTTTGATGCCTGATAATAATCAAGCATTCTTTGGAATGTATTCGGATAGTTTGAATGGATTAAAAGCCTTACAAGATTTACAACCTAACTTATAAATTTATATTAAAGAATTTAAATGTTCTTCTATTTCTTTATGTAAGTGTTTAACTTTTCCTTTTGCTATTCTCAGTACTGAAATTAAATTTTCTCTATCTCCCCTCTTAAATATATTTATAATATCTTTCTCAGGTAGGTAACTCATCTCAGTGACTAACTGATTTTTATTATCAATAATTAATTTCCAACTAACTAAATTAGCTTCTTGTTTCTTGCGTTTCATTTTCTTCTATATCCTTAAATTGAATAAGATTTTGTTTTCCTCTTAGTCCTGCTTTCATATATGAAGTTGCTCTACCTTCAAAAAAGTTTTGATGTTCCACACCGATTGTTTCATCCAACCAAGGTAAAGGATTTTCTTTTTGTCCGTAGTTTGTTTTAAGTCCTAACTGTAATAATCTTCTATCAGCTATGTATCTATTGTAAGCATACATTTCTTTCTTTGTTAAGCCTTCAATGTTTCCCATCTCAAATACTAAATCTAAAAACTTATCTTCTAGTTTAACCATTTCCCTACAAATCTGATAGATTTCTTTTTTGAAATCATCTGTCCAGATATCAAGATTCTCTTGTATAAATTCTCTGAATAGTTTAGTCATAGCTTCTACATGCATTGACTCGTCACGAATAGAATAAGTAACTATCTGCCCCATCCCTTTCATCTTTCCAAACCTAGGAAAGTTTTGAAGAATAGCAAAGCTACTAAAAAGTTGCAAGCCTTCTGTAAAAGCAGAGTAAACTGCTAAAGTTTTAGCAATACTTTTCTTATCTCTTATTTTAGGTTTAAAGTCTTTGATATAGTCATGCTTATCAGCCATCTCCTCATACTCTGAGAATGCTTTATACTCAATCTCAGGCATTCCTACAGTGTCTAACAGAAGACTATAAGCGTGTTGATGTATTGATTCCATATTTGCAAAAGAACTCATCATCATCCTAGCTTCAGGCTTCTTGAAAAGGGGCATGTATTTATCTATATATCCTGCGCCTACATCTACATCTGATTGAGTAAATAATCTAAAGATTTGGGTCAGTAGATTTTTTTCTACCTTACTTAAATCTTGCCAATCTTTTACATCATTGTGTAAAGGAACTTCTTCAGGCATCCAATGCATTTGATTTTGTAAATGATAATAATCAAACATCCATTGATGGTCAAATGGTTTGTAGTAATCTCTTGTTTGTAATAAACTCATAACTTCTCCTTAACCTTCACAGGCAATACAATCCACTTCTTCTAATTTAATTCGTGGAATTTTAATATTAACATTCTCTGCATTTCTAGCAGACTCTGACCTATAGTAATATAAAGATTTTAATTTATGCATTCCGTACCAATGCACATCATTAACATACTGTAAATATTCATCGTGTATTTCTTGGTCTTCTGTTGCTTTAGGAGACACAAAAAATAGATTAACACTTTGGCTTTGACAAATAAATTCTTGTCTTTTATAAGCGTGTTCTATTATCCATATTTGATTTATCTCATCTGCTGTTTTAAATATTTCTTTTTCTTCACCAGTTAAAATATCTAGACTTTGAACTGAACCATTATCAGCAAGAATATCTTTCCATATATTATCTATATTTTTAATTTGTTTCTTTTTAAATAACTTTTCAAGGTGTGGATTTTTAACTAAGAAAGAACCCGATAAAGTTTTATGTGTATACACATTAGCTCTATAAGGTTCGATAGATGGAGATGTGCCACCACAGATAATACTACTACTGGCATTAGGTGCTACTGCTAAAAGGTGAGCATTTCTTTTTCCTGTACCTACTACATCAGGAGCTTCTCCTCTTTCTACAGCTAAATATTCAGAAGCTTTATTGGCTTTTTGTTTAATGTGTTTAAAAGCTTTATAGTTAAAACTAGTAGCAAACAATCCCTCAAAAGGAATGTTATTTTTTTGTAGGTAAGAATGAAATCCCATAGCCCCTAAACCTAAAGACCTTTCTCTATATGCAGAGAATGCTGATTTAGCATATGGTTTTTTATCCTCGTGTACATGACTATAAAATCTTTTAAAGTTAGCGTTGTACTCTCCTAAGTCAGACACATCTAATGCGTTGTCTATGAAGTGTTGCAATACATTATCTAACATAGTAATTAAATCTTGTATGAATAAAGAGTCTTTAGACCATTTATCATAGTGTTCAAGATTGACAGAAGACAAACAACAAACTGCAGTTCTTTCTTCATCTGTTGGTAAAGTAATTTCAGAGCAAAGATTACTTTGTTTTATTTCTAACCCTAATTGTTTTTGTGTTTCAGGTAAAGTTTCATTACAAGTATCTATGTTTATCATATATGGTTCGCCTGTCTCTGCTCTAGTGTTAAGCATTTGCCACCACAAATCTCTTGCCTTAATAGTCTTTACAGCTTCATTTGTTTTAGGGTCTATCAATCTCCAATCATCGTTTGTTTTTACAGCCTCTAAAAAATCATTAGTTATATTAACTCCGTTGTGTAAATTTAAACACTTACGATTTATATCTCCCCCCGCTTGTTTTCTCATGTTTATAAACTCTTCTATTTCAGGATGAGATATATTCATGTAACTAGCATAACTTCCTCGTCTTGTTACGCCTTGATTAAAGGCTAACATCTGAGAGTCTACAACTTTTAAGAAAGGTATTGAACCAGTAGAACGACTATGGTTACTAGTAGATATACCATTACTCCTAATATCTCCCCAATATCCACCGATGCCTCCACCTGCACTTGCGAGCCATATGTTTTCATCATAATGAGCAGAAAGACCATCCCTACTATCAGGAACATAATTGAGAAAGCAACTAATAGGAAGACCCCTACCTGTGCCTCCGTTGCTAAGAATAGGAGTGCTAAACATAAACCATAAGTCGGAACTGTACTCATAAATACGCTGAGCCATTCCATAATCGGTAATTCCTTTGTATGTTGATGCAAAGACTGCAGCCCTTGCGAAAGCTTCTTGAGCATGTGTTTCTCCTCCTTCTTTATATAAGTATCTATCGTATAGAGTATCTAGACTAAACTTATTTAGTTTCTTTTCTTTATTATAATTTATATTAATTCCTAAGTAAGGTTTAATACCTACTTTATCTTCAATCATGTTTTTTCCTCTGTCCATAAGTGTATTGCTATTATAGCATAATGTATAATCTTTAGCAAATCTCCTTGGTTTTTATATTTCCCTGTCACAGAGTCAGGTTTCTTACCATACCTCATTGCATACTTCATTATGTTTCCTATACAAAAGGCTTCTCCGTATCCTGCATCTATTATCATATCCGTTGCTTGATACTTTCCGTAGCCATAGTGTCTCT